CAAACAGAAGTCATCGGACGTCGTCGGACGGGGCATCGAACTCCGTGCCATCGAGGACGAGGCGGACAACGACGAGACGGGCGGCGCGGCGGCGGAAGAGGACCGATGGAACGCATGGGTCGAAGGCGTCGAGACCGACGACGAGAACGAGTGGTCGTTCAAGGAACTCTTGACCCTGTTCTGGCAGGACTACGAGAGCATCGGTTGGGGCATCCTCGAAATGGGGCGCAAGACCACGGGCGAGCCTGACGGCGCGTGGCATATCCCATCCCACACGGTCAGGGCGCACAGCGACCGCAAGCGGTTCGCGCAGGCTCGCGGCGACAAGTTGACGTGGTTCAAGCGCTTCGGCGTCGAGGGCGACGTCGACAAGGACACGGGCGAGTGGTATCAGGGCGGACTCGACTACGACCGGCGCGGCAACGAGGTCATCGTCGTCAAGAACTACACCCCGCTCTCGTCGTACTACGGGTTGCCTGACATGGTCCCGGCGCTCGGTGCGTTCGCGGGCTGGTCGGCACAGCAGGCGTTCAACGTCCGCTACTTCGACAATCAGGCGGTCCCGAGCATGGCGGTCGTCATCGAGGGCGCAGAACTGTCGGAAGAGGTCGAGGCGACCATCTACGACCACTTCGAGCGCATCAAGGGCGACCCGGCGCGGACCATCGTCATCCCCATCCCCGGCATCCCCGGCATCGCGGAGCAGTATCAGCCGCGTCTCCGGTTCGAGAAGTTGTCGAACGAAATCAAGGACGCGTCGTTCCGCATGTATCGGCAGGACATCGCTCTCGAAACGTGCATCGCGCACGGCGTTCCCCCGTACCGCATCGGGTGGCCCATCGTCGGCTCGCTCGGCGGCTCTACGGCGGAAGAGATGACAGCCATCTACAACGACTCCATCGTGCAGCCACGGCAAGAGACCGTCGAGCAACGCTTGAAGCGCACCATCCTCGGCGTCAACGGACTCAACATCACGACCTTCGTGCTCAAGGTCAACGAACTCGATGTCCGGAACGAGATGGCGGACCTAGAGAAGTCGCAGAAGATGTACGAACTCGGCTACACGACGCCGAACGACGGCATCCGGTTCTTCGGTCTCGACGAGCGCGAGGACGATGGCGGCGACGCCTACATCAAGTACCCGCTCACCCCGAACAAGGGGACCACGTCGGAGGAAGAGCCGGAACCGGCACCGGGCGGCTTCGGCGCTCCCGGCTTCGGCGCTCCCCCTCCCAACCCGGCGCAGCAGTTCGGGGCGGAGATGGTCGACGAGGCGGTCGCGAAGTATTGGCGCGAAGAACTCCGCGACATCCTCGACCTCAAGGAACGCGTGAGCAAGGCTCTCGGCGACGACGTCGAAGACCTGTACGACGACCCGGTCAAGGCTCTCGCTCGGACCTAGCCGATGCTGACGCTCGCCGAGCGGCGGCAGTTCGTCGACGACCTCGAACTCGTCGTCTCTCGGCGTCTCGCGAAGGCGGAGACAGCGGCGTCCCGCAAGGAACGAGACCGGCTACAGGCGCTCTATCTCAAGGACTTCATCAACGCGCTCCGCGACTACTACGTCGGGTTCGCCGAGCGCATCGGCGTCGAGATTGACACGACGCTCCCCGAGCAGCGCACCCCCCGCATGGTCAACCCGGACAAGGACATCCGGACGAAGACCATCCTCAAGCGCAAGACGTTCATCGGACTCCCGACCCGCGCTCCGTTCGACCTCCCGGTCAACTGGAAGGCGGAAGCCGACATCCTCGCGGACGCGATGAGCAAGGAATATCTCAAGTGGCTCAACTTCGGCACGAAGCGGGCGGCGACCGACATCGCGCTCGTCAACGCCGACATCGGAGCCGTACGCGGTCTCGCAGGCTCGCTCCAACTCGGCGACTACGACCGGTCTATCCGTTCATCTCTCGCGAACCTCGTGGTCAGGGTCAACGAAGTGCAGCGGACCGTCATCCGTGACACCGTCCAACGCGGCATCGAAGCCGGACTCTCGACGAAGGAAATCGCCAACGGCGGGCGTGTGGCGGGCAGGGTCTATCCGGGCATCAAGGGGCGGGTCGAAGAGTTCTACCGGAACCGCTCGCGCGTCATCGCTCTGACGGAGTCGGCGAACGCCTACAACCTCGGGCAGTTGGAGGGATACGACCGCTCTGGCGTCGTCGACGAGGTCCGCATCTTCGACGGTCTCGACTGCGGGTGGACGAACCACGACGACCCGGACAAGGCGAACGGCACGACGCGCACGATGGCAGACGCACGAGCGCACCCGACGTCTCATCCGAACTGTCAGCGCTCATGGGCACCCGTCCCGCTCGGGCAGACGCAGGGCGTCGGACGGACAGCGGACCCGGCGACAGGCGCGAAGACCACGCCGAAGACGCAGCCGGGAGGGGAGTCGGCGAAGGTTCCGGACCTCAAGGGACCGGGAGACGTGGGCAACCCGGCGTCGCGCTTCTCGCAGATGGAGTTCGACGAGGTCATCCAACACGTCCTGCCGGACGGCTACACGTACGACCCGCTCGACGGCACGCTCATCAAGCCGAACGGCTTTCTCGACCGGGCGTACAACCTCGGCGTCGACAAGGCGGGCAAGGCGCGGCTCGAAGAGGTCTACGTGCAGCGCTACGGTCTGCGCTCGGTCAAGTTCCCGCGCACCACGCAGCGAGGCGTCATCAACTACGAGGACCAAATCTCGGCGATGCGCGCGTTCGAGGACTACCGGGCGCAGGGCATCGGCTTCGACGACCTCGACCTCGTCTTCGACGGGAGCGGCACGAAGGCGGCTCTCACGGGCGTCGACGGCGGCGGCGTCAAGTGGGCGCACTACGACAACTACGCGCGGGGCGGCGAAATCCGGGTCTACCCGACGCTCACGAACAGTCTCGACGACATCCGCATCCGGGGTCTCCCGGACCGCAACATCTCGTCCGGCTTCCACGGCACGGAGACGTCATATCAGGCGACGCTCCGCCACGAACTCGGGCACGCGCTCGACGCTCGCACGATGGGCGGGGCGAGCCGTGGCACCCGCTACGTTCGCAATCTGGTCGACCGCGAACTCGGCTTGGAGTTCGAGTCGCTGCACGACCTGTCCGGGGCATCGACCTCGACGGCATCTCCGCAGGCGGCGAAGCAAGCGGCGAGCCAAATCCGCAAGGCGCTCGCGACGCTCGACGACGACATCGCGCAGTACCGCTCGCTCATCGACGCCGGGGACACCGACCCGCGCATCGCTCGCCTGCTCACGGATGCACAGCGGAAACAGACGCTCTACCGGGCGCACGCGAAGAACCTCGACGACATCGCGGCAGGCAGGGCGGTCGAGCGCTACCCGACGAACTATGCGGCGAAGTCGCTCGCGGAGGACGTGGCGGAGAGCATCGACATGTATCTCGCGGACCCGACCGGGTTCAAGCGCAACTTCCCCCGGCGCGCAGAACTGGTCGAACGCGTGCTCACGAAGGGCAGGACGCTCCCGAAGGACTACGCCAGCGTCCCCCGTCCGGACGCGCTCAACAACCTACTCCGGGCAGCCGAACAGAAGGCGGCTCGACAGGCAGAGAAGGCGAAGGCGGCGGCGGCTCGGCGCAAGGCGGCGGCGGAAGCGAAGCGGCGGGCGGAGGAAGAGGCGAAGCGGCGGGCAGCGGAAGAGGCAGCACGACGCGAGGCAGCGCGCAGGGCACGCGAAGAGGCGGAGCGATTGGCACGCGAAGAGGCGGAGCGGCGCGCACGGGAGCAGGGCACGTACCGCTCGCTCCGGACGCAGGGCGCAGACGACCCGCAGTTCGACCCGCGTGGCGACCTGTGGCGCTCCCGCAAGGCGGAAGCCGACTTGGAGTTCGGCTACCGGGGCGACTCGACGCACGCGACCATCAACTCCATCACGGGCGCAGACGGCAAGCCACTCATCATCGACAACGTGGACGACCTCGTTCGCAACGGATGGACGGAGTCGTTCCGCACGGTCAACGGCTCGCAGTACATCGAGCAGTTCCGGACCGGCTCGCTCTTCCCCGGCGAAGGCATCTACGGGAACGGCACCTACGCGACCATCACCGGGTCGTCGCGATACGCGGCCTACTACGGGTCGAAGACCTACGGCACGACCATCGTCCGCATGGCAATCGACCCGAGAGCGCGCGTCATCACGAGCGAGAAGGTCGAGCGGGCGTGGCGCATCGCGAAGGCGGAACTCGAAGAACGGCTCTCAATCGCACAGTTCGAGAAGTTGAAGGCGGCGGGCAAGGTCTCCCCGCAGTACCGGACCTACGACGACCTCTTGACGGTCACACAGGACGTCTACGCGAAGACGGCGGACGTGAGTGCGCTCGGCGACATCCGCAAGGCGGTCAGGGTCGCCATCGAGAACGACCATCCGGTCTACGCGGACGTCGGGCGATGGGCGACGGCGGAGGGCTACGACGTCATCCTCGTCGAAGGCGGCAACTTCTCACAGCCGGGTCTCACCGACTACGTCGTCATCCTCAACCGCACGGCGGTCGCGGTCGAGCGCAAGGACTTCGTTGGCGCGGTCATCGAGGGCACGGCATCCGACGTCCCGCTCGGCACCCCGGCAATCAGGGCGGGCGCGGGCAGCCGTTGACACCGCGCACCATTCGCATGAGATAGGGGGTTGACAACTACGCGAGAGTAGACGAATATCAGGACATCAAGCCAAACGGCTAGCACGAACGGAGACACGAAATGACCCGGACCATCCGCATCGAAACCGCTCTCGTCACGAACTTCCGAGACTCGTCCGCCATGATGTTCGACCCGAACTTCGGCGAGATGATGCTCATTCGTCGGACCATCGGTCCCTCGCTCGTCATCGAGGTCGAGGACAACGAGACTTCCGCCAGCATCGCCGAGAAGGTTTGGGTCATCGGGAACCGCATGGGTCGCGACGCGAACGGCACGGCATGGCCGAGCAACGTCCGCTCGATGAGCATGGGCGACATGGTCGTCATCGACGAGGTCGGCGGTCGGCGCGAAGAGCGGTTCTTCACCATCGCCATCGCCGAGACGGTCGGGTTCCGTCGAAGCGATCAAGCGAGTCTTCGCCGAGAGCATCGCCGACCCCCGCAGCGAGCAGGGCATGTACGGTCCGTGGGCCGACGCCAGCGACGAGGTCGTCGAGGGCATGACGGAGCAGGACGCAATCAACGGCTTCGTCGTCGCGGAGCGGTAAGACAGAGAAGTGCGGTTTGGGGGGTTGACACCCCCCGACGCATCGCCTACTCTGGCGTAGACATCAAGTCAACCACACGAACGGAGACCACGACAATGCAGCGAACCATCCGCATCAAGACCGAGAACGACATCAACGGCTCGTGGGAGATGCAGAGCCATCGGGACGGCACCGTCCGCACGTACAAGTGCTCGTGGCGTCTCGGTCTCGCCGACTCGCAGTTGACGCTCTTCGACCGCGAAGGTCGTCTCGCGCAGTTCCCCGTCTACATCAACATCTCGGAGCAGGGCGTCGACCGTCCGTCCTTCCTCGCGACTCGCGGCACGGTCCGCGTGCAGCGGCTCTACGACGGCACCATCTTCGGCTACGAGGCGGAAGCCGACTTCGGCGAGCGCACCCCCGTCAACGGCAAGAGCAAGCGCGACGTCGCCGACGCCATCGTCTCGGCTCAACTCGACGCGTTCCTCGCGTCGCAGCGGCGCAGCGAGCGGAAGGCGGTCGAGGCATGAGCGAGAAGGAAGTTCCCGTCACGACCTTCGTCGAGACGCAGGCAGGCGCGAAGTTCTACGGCTACCCGACGCACGTTTGGACCGGCGAGG